GTACCACTGGTTGCCGGAGACGGCGCAACTGAGATAGGAACCCTTGAAAGATCGGTATGAATGCGTGTCATACCTCAATGATAAAGTAGAAAACTATGTTAAGGCAAGAGATATTTTATATTATCCCATCCGGGAACAGTAGTACTTTCGGTCCACCCTTGAGTAAATCTTTGATTTCTGAATTGATCCTTTCTCCATCTTGAAGGAGTGAGATTCCCTTCATGGCGAATATCAATATTAGGATATTTTGATTGATAACTATCTGAAGTAAGATCATCAACTCGCTCAGCTCTGTGATGTGTTCCCGGCTCAAAACCCATTGCTCGAACATACTTTCCATAATCCTCCACTCCATCCTCAACTAAACGAACCGAAAGGAGTCGCACGCGCTCCCGATAGTGCTTTATAAGCGTTTCTCGGTAAGCACACAAACCACTCAACTGCTGAAGTCCGTTCACATACAACGCATGGCCATCTGATGCCCTCACTCTCCAAACGTTTGTATTGTAATAAATCACATCCATTCGAGGAGGAACAAAATCAAAGTGTGATGGATGATAGAGAACATCATGCTCACAAAAGAATATAACTTCAGCTTTGGAAGCCTCAAGTCCTGCAAGGATCTGCTTTGCCATTGTTAAATATCCCGGAGCCTCATTCAAAACAATATTATGACCGAATTTAATTGACTTGAGTGAAACACTTACGATATGCTTCTCTTTGATTCCCTTCTTAATTTGACTGCGACACGATTCAAGTATTTTTTCATCCCCTTCATTATGCGTGTAGTACACAACGCCCTTCGATGGCTTTGCCTTTGCTTCCTTCACCTCATAGTCCCATTCTGGGACCGGAGCAAATTTATTGAGAAGCCATTTGAGATCGTGTATCTTGTTTGGATTGTCCCATTTATTCTCAAGAAATAATTCTCGAGAATACTTTCGTGCTTTGTCAACATCAGATCCGGAAAGAGGAAAGCTGAATCCAAAGTCTCCTCCTTGAGTCCGGAACATATGCGAATACCACGTTTTCTTATTCACCATCACCTCACCACCTGAAAGCCATGTCTTGCACGCCACCTCGACGCCTTGCTGACCCCATGATCCATGAGCCTCGTCACATATGTCAAGCGCCCAATATCTCTCGCGTGTGAGCATAAAACATGAGCCCTGAAGCGATAGAGTTGGAGCAACGTCCGGCTTTCCTTCCGGTCTATTATTAAAGTCTCCCCAATATTTGAAATGAAGAGTCTTGTCGAAGCGATAGAACGTTGAACGACGAGTCCAGCGTGGTTCCATTTTTATATCTCGCTTTACAGGCTTTCCGCATTGTAAACAACCTTTCTTTGGTGTTGGTCCTTGATATTGTCTGTGACCATTCTCACAAAGCCAATCGAATGCATGGAGATTGTAGAGCATAGGAACCATCGTATAATGATCTTTCATCTCTGCCATCATCTTGACATCAAATCCTTCATCGACCATACAATGCGCATCGATCTTCATCACATACTTTGCTTGAGATAGTCGAACGCCTTCATTCTGAGCTCCACGTTGACCAATTGAAGTATTGTGATAAATTACAGTTACATTTGGAGCATCAGGAACGCCGGGATTTGCCCATTCACCATCAAGAATGACGATGATTTCAGTTTTTCCTCTGATATTTTTGAGTATATTCTCAACTGTGAGAGAAAGAAACATTTCATTCCGCGCGGGGATAATGATGGAGAGGTCATAATTTACCATATTATTCTTTCTGTTTTGGTTCTGAGAAGTCTGTATTTATCCAAGTATCATTCTTTTCGAGAATAGCTCTAGTGATCTCAGGAGTATAACCTGCTGATTCAGCCCATGAGCACCATGCATATATATCTTTTGGAATGCATTTGCTGTTGAATCCACGCTTCTCAGGATAGATAAACGTCCACCATAAATTGAAACGAGGATCATCACCGTACACGGCATCTCGAACGGTGTAATAATCTATATTATGAGCTTGGCATACATCATATAATTCCTGCATCTGAGCCACTTTGAAAGCAATTGCTCGATTCTCAGTAAGTTTGATAATCTCAGCCGCATAATTTGTAACTTGACGAATATTCACATTTGAATTGAATACTGTTGTGTATAGTTCGATTAGTTTCTCACGATTACTCTTATCTCCGCCAATTATCATAAACGGACTCTTTACAGTATCAAGAAGAGGATGCTGAGGAGTTTCACCCAAATATTCAGGTTGCATACAAATATTTTTTTCATACTTTGCTTTTAGAAAGTCACAATCGCCCGGATTCATTGTTGATCGTATGACAATAAGATCAGTCTCAAGCCATGCAACAACTTCCTCAACGATTCTTGTATCTAGTTTTGATTGATTAGGGCATGGAGTCGGAACACATACGAAAGCGATATCAGCCTTTTCATTGATTTCTTTTTGCAATGCTTCCTTGTCCTTTTCCCATTGTATTTTATTTCCCTCAACATATTCATCGTCTGAATCGCGAACAACTCCCGGAGAATAAATAAGAGCATCAGGAAATAATTCCAACATTGCTCCTCCTACCCATCCAAGACCAATTATTGCGACTTGTTTTTTCATTTTGCATCCTCCTGCTCAGGAAGAACGATCCAATCAATAGCATTGAGATCACCATCATTGACCAACCATTTGTGATATTCACCTCTTATAAATATTTGAAGGAATCCTTCAAATAGTAATCCGAAATTATCATTTGTTTCCCATGCAAGGCGAGTAACTCTTTTTTTATTAAGAACCTCACGCATAGCATCGGGAAATGATAATTCCTTTGGACCTTTGTTTGGAACCGGAGATGTTTTCAGAGTTGAAAGAGGATCATTTCCCAACATTTCATTTGTAACTGGAGATGTTGGATATTTTGGAGTTTGATTATCCACGTTTAACTCCTTTCGATGGAGAAACTGAAGCATCCATATTGCGTTTTTTATCCATATACTCATCAATAGCTCGGCGAATATGTTCCGATACGGTAAGTTCTTTTTGTTTTTTCAAAAAGACGTTTTGTTCTTGTGTTAAGTAAAAATTCTTTCTAATCATTGTCATATACACACATCATACTTATAAAATATATGTTTTGTCAAGTCTTTATTGATGAATCTTATCTCCGGATCCGGGCTTAACTGTGTATGGTTCCGGCTTCACATAGAACCATGAGCGAGTATTATCTCTTATGCCAAGAGGCGGCTTTGGATCTGATTTGGAGCCGAGAATGAACAATGGGCGTATGTTGTAGCTCTTGCAATAACCTTCAACAGCCATCGGAACATGCATCAAATATCCCGGATCATTCCTAAGTATATAGTCATGTCCTGCAACAATTCCGCCCACCTTGACCTTTTTATGCCATTCGGCGATATCGTTGACTGTTTGTTGAAATTCGTGATTGCCATCTATGTATACAAAATCAAGAGAGTCATCTCGAAAATCCTTTACAACATCTGTTGAAAATCCTTTTATGAGCGTGCATCTTCCATCAAGCATATATCTTGAAAGTCGAGCTTCAGCCTTACGTTTCAATTCATCAACCTTCTCTTGACTCACATGATCCCGATACCCTTTATATGCGGTCCATGCATCAATTGAATAGAGATCGAGCTTTGGATTTGCTTTGAGAAGTATCTCTGAATAAATACCGGTCTCAACTCCCATCTCAGCCCCAATATTAAATCCTAGCTCTGCAAGAAGCAAAGCAAATGTATTTCTATTTGTTCCGAGTATTTCAATGACATCCTCATTGAATGAATTTAATCCGTACTTATCACATATATATCCAAGTGTTTTCATAGTATTTTTTTGTAGAAATTTGTAATAATAGTCTCCCAATTAAATCGTTCTCTAATTATTGCTTTCTCATCGTATGATACCCAAAAAGATCCATGATTAAATATCTCCTCGAGATTGTCAATGACCTCTTCCCTTGGTCCTTCCGGTATGAATATAGCAAAATCTCCAAACCATTTTCGATAATGAGGACGATCAAATACAATAGGTCTTGCCCCGCACAAAGCCCCCTCAATCACCGGCAATTCAAATCCCTCAACTCTTCGAAGACCTGAGATGTATTTGCATTGACTCCAATATTCGCCAACCTCTTCATCACTTATGTTTTGACGGCAAACAATATCCGGACCACGGCGAAGTTCGTGTCCTAGAAAAAACATCTCTCGATCCACTCTCTTTGATGCAAACGCGCATTCGCGAACACCTTCTGCAAGAGCGTGCTGAGAAGTTGCTCCGATTATGAATCTTTTAATTACTGATGTCTCTTGAAATACTTCCGGATCAACTCCAAGAGGAGCGTAATAAAATTCAAAAGGAGGATATTCCATCATCTTCACTAAACTGGGATAATCTCCAAGATCTTCTTTCAGTAATTGAAAAAGATCATAATAACTCCAAACAACCTTTGCTCTTGACCACATATATTGCCAATCGGTCGCTTTTGGACGAATAGTTGATCTGACCGCATACTGAATCATCGCATATGGTTTTCCCTTCTTCTGAAGCTTATTTGTTTGCCTCTCTATTGCATCATGGCGTCCATATGCATGGATTATCTCAAAATCAGATTCAGATTGATTATCAACCACCTGAACGTTACTAGGAGCGTATTTATAGAGTGCATCAACTACACGCATGATTCCTCGAGAGTCTGTATCTGGATTAAGGTATAGTTTCATAATTTTTTGGGCAAAAAAGTCGGAGTCGAACCGACTACACACAAGTATTTACCGGTTGCTTGTGATCTCCTTTGCAGGCGAGGTCACCGTGCCTCTCTTTTGCCATTACTTTTTTCTCACTTTCTCAATAAGCTCCGGAGTCCATCCGGGGACCGACATGAATCGTTCAATAAGCCATGCAAGATCATGGACTGCACCTTCTAGTCTATTATTGAACCAAAAATCATCACAATATGCATTACCCTCCTGTACCTCTCTTTTATTGAGAAAATACATCCGACCATATCTCGGTCCCTTGTGGAGATGTGCATACCATGTTTTTTTGTTTGTTATTACCTTACCACCGAGAAGCCATGTCTTGAGTCCTATTTCCTGAGCTTCCCGGACAAATGTTCCATATCCAACTTCGCTCATTCCTTTGAGCCGATCTGTGTAATGAGAGCGCGTCATAAACCAACAGGATCCTTGAAAGGTTATATTCTCATCAATATCATACTTGGGATCTGTTCTGTCGAGAGCTCTCTGAGTCCAGATGTTTCCTTTTGCTCCATCATCTGCCGGAGAGGATAAGTATTCATAGTCAACATCGGGCTTTCCTACATCTTGAATACACCAATTTTCAGCATCGAGGCGCTTCCGGCGAGGAATAACGATCCAATTATCCGGAGAGTTGGTCATTTTAGAATAGATATATCCTTCCCTCTGAAGTTTCACATCAAATCCCTCATCAAACATCACATGAGCGTCACATTTCAAAAGATATTGACCTCTTGCAATTCTGACTGCAGAGTTTATTACTTCTCGCATACCGCGAGACACACCAAAATGAAGATAATGAACGCGGGGATCCTCAACGATTTCTTCGGCAGGACACCAATATCCATCAAGGACCGGAATTACTTCAATAGGACCTTTAGCTTTTGCAAGGATATCTTTTATAGTATGTGAAAGGAAGATCTCATTTCGAGCGGGGATGATAATAGATATTAGATTTGTGGTCATAATATACTCATATTACCATAATGGGGAACGATTAGTCAACTATTATATGAACGGTGTCGGCGATGGTGATGGGCTCGTTGAGCTTGAAGGGCTGGCTGATGAGCTAGGTGATACCGATGCCGATGGACTCTTCGATGCCGATGGAGAGACTGATGGACTCGCTGAGCTTGATGGACTTACTGAGGCTGATGCCGAGACTGAAGGACTTGATGAGCTCGATGGGCTGGCTGATTTCGATGCGCTAGATGATGCCGAACCTGATGGGCTGATGCTCCTTGAGGCTGAGCTTGATGGACTGACTGAAGGACTTGATGAGCTCGATGGGCTGGCTGATTTCGATGCTGATCCTGAAGGTGATACTGATGCGCTTGGTGATATTGATGGACTCTCAGAAGATGATGGACTGACCGATGTGCTAGGTGATACCGATGCACTAGGTGAATTAGATTGCGACGCACTTGGCGATACCGATGCTGAGGCTGATACCGATGGACTCTCAGATCCCGATGGACTTACTGATGCACTCGAGGAAAACGATGCACTTGATGAACTTGATGGACTAACTGATGCTGAGGCTGATGCTGATGGGCTTATGGATGCTGAAGGTGATGGTGAGACTCCGGCTGTATTGCCAACCAATGACCAAACAGCAGAATCTTCATCTCCAATATTTACATATAGATTGCGACCAATTTCATCAAGATCTCGAAAGAATGCTCCTTGTTTGAATCCTTCATAACCTGTTGGAAGAGTATTTCCTTCAGCTTCTAAAATGTTTCCATCTGAATGGGTTCTGATTACTGCGTTTACTTGATATGGTCCGCGAGCGTCAATGAAAGCTTGCTCAGATGTAGAAAGAAGCCCGCCTGCTGTCTCTTTAGCGAGAATTTCAGTAAGCCTGAGCTGTGTTGCTAATGGTAACGCCGTATTGACTTCGAATATTGCCATAATTATCTTTGACCGTATTTAGATCGTAACATTTGTAATTTTCTCAATTCAATCTGCTCTGCGAAGGAGAGATCTCCGGGATGTGCTCGCTGTAATACTAGAAGTCTTTCAACGTCTTTAGATTTCAATGATCGTTTGTGTGGTTTCATGTTGTATTGTAATGCAATAAAAAAGCCTTCATTCTATCAAAGCCAAAATATTATTTTTATAAAACTTCAGGCTTTATTAAAACTTCAGACTTTAATATTTATTTGTTCGATTGTTCTTGTAGGTCTAAAATTCGGCGTACCGAATCTCCACCTGCAACTATTTTCTCTTTCAATTCAGGATGCTTTACTCCATTTTTGACATAAGCTTCTGCTTGTTTAACGGCTTCCTCACATCCTTTGATATTATCGCCATCTTTGTCTGCATCTCGAAGATCGTTAAGAGCGGCGAGCAATAATTCCTTTTCAGGAGTCAAAGCCGCATCATTCTCGAGTTCGAATCTTTTTGTTTTTCGTTCGTCTGTAAATGCCATGTTTGTTTAGTTGTTGTAATTATTAAGTGTTCCAGCTATCGATTAGAGAGTGAATATTGCGAACAGTTCAGCCGCTTGATGGCGTCTAGAGTCTGCAACCTTAGCTCCGTATACGAATAGATCCTTGAATGCTGATCCAAAGTTTCCGATCAGATCTTCTTCAATTGTTGCTTCAAGTAATTTCTCAGCGAATGTGATCCAGTTCTTATGTCCGCCGATAAGATGATAACCGTCTGTATTGTCTCCGGTTAGTCTATTACTCACCATGATGTTAAATCCTTTGAGTTGAGTTAACATTCCTTTTTTGACTAATTCTGTATATACCTCTGGTACATGGAGTGTGATTCCTGATGCGCCATTAGTTACAACATCTTCAAATTCAGGCGGTACTATTAAGAATCTTCCTTGTGCTGGGACTGAGTTATATCCATTCTTCTCAGCTTTATCAAGTACCAATTTCAACTTACCAACTTGAGTTAGAATATTGCTTGTGGTGATCGTGACAGGTGTGACTGCTTCAACTGTGAAAGTTGCGCCTGCTTCAATTGCTCCGCCTGTGTAGGCTGAGGTCGTGTCATCAAAGTCGTCTTCAATAACCATGTTTTCAGTATCAGCAACAGATTTGACTCTGTACCAAGTTGAATGTCCGGTTGCTTGGAATCCTCTCCCAACCATTGCGGCGGAGAAAGCTGTTCCCGATCCGACTACTGCTCCGGTTCCTGTGGTTATTGTTACAGTTCCAGTCGTGACATCTGTCCCAACTCTGTTTCCTGCGCCAATATCTCCATAGAATCCAAGAACGTATAGGTCCATGTTTTTATTTCGTTCGTCTGCTTTTTGAGTAACAACTTCAGAATGAGGATCCTTGATGTAGGAAGCCCAATTATCAATTGTAAGCTCTTGCCAATAGAATGATTTCTTTTTTTCTATTGTGAGAACGCAATTGTCTTCATAGAGATTATCCGGTGAGCCAAGATTAGCTCCGGTATAATTTTTTTCAGTTATACGATTAATATTCAAGATATTCAGGACTGAACCAACCTTGTTGATTTCACCTTCATATTGTCTATTAACTACATAATCCAAAAGAGAGATGTCGTACATCTCGATTAGTAAGCGGTTTGAAAAGCCCTGTGCTAGTGTGGTTGCTCGTGCTGATCCCATAGTGGTAAAAGTAATTAAATATTATTAGATACTTAGATTTCTTTTACCGTCCCGAAGAGGGGTTAGGAAGTTGTCTATGACTAGAGATTATCAAATAGAATTTCGTTTGTCAATAGGTATTTAACCAAACGAGCTTGAAGTTTATTCTTGACGTATATTTCCAGCCTTTAGCTGAACGAGATACGCTTTATAATCTGATTTTCTGAGAGCATCTCCTTCAGCGAGCGAGAGTTTACTATCTTTTGGTTGTGGAGCTATTGCTGGTCCTCCGGAGCCGGGCTCAAACATTTGACCCTTTGATGGAGCTGGTTTAGCCTTTGCCTGCTCTCCTGAAAAGGCGAGAACAAGATCGTCAAATTCAACGCCCTGTCTTGTTTCTTTACTAGCGAATAATTTGAAATCATCGATCTTTCCTTCAAGTTCCGGATGAGTAACGAGAGTGGTTGGATCTTCAATGTAAGTATCGACCTTTTTATTCCAATCGGAAACGTTCTTGAACTTATCTCTTGCTGATTTTAATAATGCTAATTTCTTTCTATTTAGGACCCTATCCTTTGCGAGATCTCGGGTGAGCTGATCTTTATCGTCCCAATCTGCATACATCTCTTTCATCTCATCATCTGTTGGATCTTGTAATAGATCAGCCTCTTCTTGAGCTTTTGCCATCTCTTTATCCTTGAATCCAAGAACCTGAGCCTCTCTTGATGAATTTGAGAATTTCTTTTTTGCATCCTCAGCTTCTTTTTCCAATCGAGCGATCTTCTGTTCAGATGTTTCCTCAACCGGTGGAGTTTCTACTGGGATTTGTGGAGGTTCAACTGGTGGTGTAACCGGAGGAACTACTGTTGGTGGAACTACAGGTGTGACAACCGGAGGTTCAACTGGTGGTGTTTCTACTGGAGTTTTTAGTTCAGGTGGAAGAGTCTCTAATATCTTTAGAGATCTATCCATTTCTGCCTGCATTTGTGCTTTTGTTGGTTTGGTATGATTTGCCATAATTAAAATTTGCCGTCCTATATTTTAGGGTTTGGCTCAATTATTTCAAAGACTCTTGTGCTTCTTTGATTGCTTCAACGACTGAAGCAATATTTTTCAGTTTGTGTGGTTCTTCGATTCCTAGTTCTAACGCTTTTTTATCTAACTCAATTCGAGTAAGATCTTCAAGTTGTGGTTCAACAGGCTCAGCGCCTTTCTCCGGAATGTAGTAATTCGCCTTGATTATCTTGGCATACTCTTCTCGTTGACCCTTAGTAAGATATGATGCTCTAGCTTTGAGGAATTTTTTATCCTCAAGTAGTAATTGACCCTCTTCTTTGCGCATTATTTTATGAAGTCTGATTCTAATGGCTCGATTAGCGTCCCTTTCGCGTTGACCAATTTTCAATTTCATTTTATCCTGTTCCTCTTCGAGATCAAATTCCTCGTCAAATTGATTATTATTCATATGTGTATAGTGTAAGTATAATTTCTATGTATTGTCAAGTCTTATTATTTCGAGCTGTCTCAGCCGCCTTTTCAGCGTTCTCTCTATAATTTATAGACCTTCTAGCTTTCGATCTTGAATCAGATCGAGCCGTTGTCTTACCGGTTATTTTATTAACAATAAGATATTTATCTCCTGATTGTCTAATGATGTATGGCATATTATTTTCGATTACTTACAATTCCAGCAATTGCGCGATCAAGAGATTCCTTTGCTTTCTTTGGTCCAATGAGAAATGATTCAATAAGCATATAATTTCGAAGTCTTGCTTCAAGAAATAACCTGTGCTCGTCCTGATACCATTTTTTTATCAAACCATAGAATGGAATAAATAGAGCCATAATTGACATCCAACTTCGCGGTGTTTCGCTTCGTAGACTTTCGAGCTCTGTTTGAACTGATGTTTTCAAGCTATGAATGAAGCGCCTGATTGAGTCAACGTCTAATTGATTACTATCAAGGACCTGAGTCCATTGCAAGAGAGTTTCACGTTCCGCAGAGTTAAGATCTTCAAATTCAATTCCAACCTTAGTTAGTATTTCGTCAACTATTCCCATATGTGTATATTATACCTGTTTATTGTTGCCCTGCAACCTGTACCGGAGGTAATCCTCCCGGAGCCGGCGTTGCACCTGCTGGCATGTTCTCAGGTGGTGTTGGTTGTCCTGCTGGAAGTTGAGGTTGTGAAGGATTCTGTGGGGCTCCTTCCGGTCCAAGACCCATCTGAGCCTGCATCTGTGCTTGTTCGATCATCATCTGTCGTTGCTCTTCCTCCATCTGCATAATTTCATTGATTTCGTCCGGTGTATAATCCGCCCATTCAAGAAGCTTTCTTTGATAGATCTCATTTACCTTTTGATTGTTTGGCATTGCGACCTTCACGGCATTCTGCTTCTGAAGAGTGTTCACATCTGCCATATCCTTCTCATCTTGGCTCCAAATTTTTACTCTATATCCGAGAGCTGTTCTCCAATCCTTTGAAGTAATTTCGCGTGAATATATCTTATCGGTATTGCGTCCTTTCTTGTAGATCATAACTGCATCGAGTTTATCAGGAGCCGCTTCAACCAATTTTTCAAACATCAATCCTCGTTCCTTCCATACCGGAGTATAGAATTTACTCATTCCCTTGACGCGTTCCTTTGCTTCTGTGAGCGTTGCTTTGAACTCTCCAAGGGTGATCTGCTTCTCGCTTGGAACTCCTTGCTGTCCGGCTGATGCTCCGGTTGCTTTCTCCATAACCTGAATCAAGAAATTCATTTCATCAAGAGACTCTGATAGATCAGGTACATCGACCTTTTGCATTACTGTATCAATACTCCCATTTGTTGGTACTGGTATTCCATACCATCCCCACGGAACCGGCTGTAATGTTTGAGGATTGAATCCTTCAATATTACTGTTGTAATAATGCATTCCGAAGTTTCGAAGAGTTCGATTCTCAACAAGTTGTGAAAACCATGAATTGAGGATCTTGTTTGGTGTTCTTATGATATCTCCAACAGCATCGGACCAAAAGTCTTGACGCTCAAGATCATCAGCCCATGAACAATATGGAAAATGATTTCTCCAAAAGTTATCCTTGGTAACTCCAATAACTTTTTCAAGAGGCTTTTTCATTAATGTCCTATTATTCTCAGCTAATACATAAAGGTATATCTGTGTTGGAATCTCTTTTTTATTTATCTTGCCGGTCTTTTTATCAACCTCATCTTCAAATTCATTGTCTCGATATACAAAATGCATTGCTAGTTCAACATACGTTTCTCCTAGTACCGGATCAGAAACATCCGGAACGCCCATATCTTGCATCTTTTGATTCTTTTCAATTGACTGCTTCTCATTCCGCTCTGCTTTTACAATACCGAGCTTTGAGGAGAAGAACTCTTCTAATTCTGCAACCTCAGTCTGATCGTAATCCTTATTTTTCTTGAGTGATGAAAGCGGAACGAATATATTTACATGAATCAAATACCTTGAGGAGTGAAGATCAAACGGATTGACATATCGGCTGACGAGTATATCCTCCGGATCCTGAACGGTCATAACTACACGACCATCGATTATCTGCCATTGATCGAATGATCTGCCAAATAAGAGGACCTGACGCTTATCAACGATATCCTGAAGCTCCATCCTGTTCACTTCAACAGTCCATTTCCAATATTCATTCTTGAATAGTTCTGCTTGTTTATCATTATCAAGGTTCTCGAAGTAAATAACAGGCATATCGTCAATATCTTTGATGAGAGTCTTGATTTGACCCTTCATAATAGGAAGATTGACAGATTGACGCTGAGTGAGTCTGTTGACGATTACTTTATCCCGATACAGTTCATATGTTTCGGTCCAATCAATAGATCGGCGATATTTATAGTTATATCCTTCGTTACGATTATTTTGAAGCATCGTAACTTCAGGATCAATAGTATCAATTTGTTGTACAGAAGATTCTGACATATAGTCAAATCATAAAGAAAGAAACTATGTTAAGGCAATAGCGTTTATCCAAGACCCTCAATATAAGGAAGTACACCTCCGGAAGACTGTTGCTGTCTTGCTACGCGTGGAGGAACAAAGCCGGTTGCAAAGGTTCGAAAAGCATCTGCTCCATGAGAAGCCCAATCGTGTTTTGGAGTCTTTCGAAATACTCCATTGATTTTATCCCAATCCTTTCGATAGTTTTTCAAACAGTTTATTCCACGGAAACATTTATCCTCATCAAACGCACACATCCGGAGAACTGATCGTCCGGCATTAATCCCATCCTCAATTCCCAGCTTCGGTCCAACCTCAAACTTTATTCCAAGCTTTCCTGATACCTCGAGCCTACTCTTACCGGTTCCCAATTCACGAACTGCTATATCATGCGGGGCGAAATGCTTTCCATAGAGATACCCCCTATCTTGCAATACTTTCGCATAATGAGTGAATCCTTCTCCTGACGATTCATAGTAATCAATGAACCGGTATTGCATTCCGTATTGTTGCATAAACCAAATACTCATCGAGTCATCCATTCCAAGATCCCAAAAGGTATGGACCGGCAGTCCTTCATTCCAAGGAATCTTTGTTATCCTTCCTTGTTGAGTTGCGAGCCTGATGGCTTCTCCATAATACGAACCAACAACCGGAGAATCAAAAGAACACATATATTCCTGTTGGAAATATGCTCGAGCCTCAGCTTCAGATCTTCCATTTGCTGAGAATCTCTTGATGATATCGTGCTGAATCTCATCCAACTGTTGGAGAGTCCATATTCCGGTCTGCTCTGCTGTTAACTTTTCGGTATACCATAAAGGACTATTAGTAGCATATTCAAACAATCCTCGAGCATGATTGTCACCCTTTGGAGTTGTGTTGAATATCGCGATACCATCGTTTTCTTTTAGAATAGGTTCTACAACATCCCATGCATATGGATCTTGATCCGCCCATTCTGAAAATACAACCATCTTTGGATTACCTCCGCGAAGTGAGTCTGGACGATCAGAGCCTCCTATTTGAAACAATGACTCGCCGCCATCCTTTGTTCTAACCTTCATCTTCATCGTTGTCTCATTTGGCTGTCCGATCCTGAGTCCTTCCGGAATATGATCTCGGTACTTGAATCCATCTCCACCAATACCATCCCATAGGTTCTCGCGTCCCATGACAAGAGTTGGATAAATAAACTTCACGAGGCAAGGATCCTGAATAAGCCTTCTTGGTACACAATCGGCAATGTCGGTCTTATCCTTTCCGGCGCGTCTATGCCAAACATGAAAAAAGAATCTAACCTTGCTCTTGCCCTTTATAGCATCATTGACCGCTCGAATAAACGGTCTTTGATATTCACGCGAATCAAAATGATATGGTATTTTTTGCTCATCCATAATTATTTTGGAGATTCTTCTTTCCAAATCAAACTGCCGGTGTGCTCCGTTTCTTGTTTATCCTTCCATCCATAATTATTTTTTAGATTGAATATTGCACCTGCGGGGTTCTTGCCAATGAACAACGATTCCTCAGCATATTGCTGACACATTTGTTTTGCTCTTTTTATAGTGCCGACAAACTTCTTCTTTTTTGAGTAGTTTAGAAGAGTATCTCGGTCAATACCGAGGGTAACTGCAATTCCTGATAAAGTATATGGCTTGAATTGCACCATTACCTTTTTATTAGTCTTTTTGCCCTTTTTATCCTTAATATAGATCAAATTGCCATACAAATCGACTTTTTGCGTCCAACAAGACTTGAAATACTTTTTAATCATCCTTTCCAGCTCTTCAACGGAATCATACTTCGGAGGTCTTCCACCAAGAGGATTGTATGTACGTCTCTTTTTTTTTGGAGGGCTTATACGCGATTTTATGGGCTTGTTTTTAGCCTTGTTTCGCGCTTTTTGTAATTTTTTTGGTTTTTTTGCCGATTTGATTATTTTCTTTTTTTTCTCAACCGGTTTCTTTGCAACTGGCTTTTTCATAATGTTTTGCCGTCCTATATTCTAGGGTTTGGCTAATATGAGTATATCAATTTTTTATGAGCGCCACGGCATCAAAAAATTTGACGATGTTTCCATAGAGAGGGCTTGAGAAATCATGGGCGAGTCTTACAAGAAATCTAGTTCGCGCATTTCTATCTTTTACCTTTCCACAATAAAATTTGTATTGACTTCGATATGCTTGAAGTTCCTGAACATAGCGATATTCAGGATCGAATATATATCTATCCCACCATAACTCAGGATCATCGCCTTGCTGTATCTTGTGAACAGTCTCATGCTCAATAAGGTCCGGAGGTATTCTGAAAGTAACTAGAGGAGCGTATAGAGTATCACCATATGTAAAAACGGTATTTACATCAATGGGAAATGCATCTCTTATTTTCTTAATGTTTGGAGGATATTCTTTTGATATATTCATATAGTTCTCAACTGTACATAAGTGCTTTTGTTCGTTCCTGTATAGCCTCGGCGAATATATCCTTTACGCAAAAGAGCATTGACAGCTCCTTCAACAGTAATAGGCGGGTGCCTACCTTCTGACTTCTTTCCAGCAAAAGCTTTCATTATCTCTTTTCTCGGAACCGGAACCTTTTCTGTTCTAACCCAATTATCAATAAAAACCATAATTTCCTTTTGGATTATATTTATCTCCTCGAATGGAGAGTATTTTGTTTTCATAATGGTTATTTTGCTTTTCCGACTTGCACAACCTCACCGGACGAATAAACGTCCGGCAAGGTCTAACTATTTTCAATTTACTGTTGCTTCTTTTGGTTTCTTTTCTTCTTCTTTCTTTGATTCCGGGGCTTTTGGTACATCGCGAACAATGAGTTCGTCCGAATTTGGATCGAAGTCAACATTTCGGATATATCCTTCCGGAGCATCAGAATCTTTTATTCCCATACGAACTCGGGCTTCCATGAGCGCGAGGGTCATACTGTGATTCATACCCTTTCGAAGTAATGATAATATTCCCATTACTGACTGAATGTTCTGGACCCCTTCTCGCTCCTGCTTTGATAACGAGAATCTCTTTGTTTTTATCGTTTTTTCTTCTGCCATATATTATTCACCTCCTTTGAGTGTTTTCAATTCTTGTAAACAATTCCTCAATATATACCTATTATACACATCTATTTGAGATTCGGAAATAGGCGCTTTCTCTTTTGGTATTTTTCCGGTGACTTTTACAACGATATAAAATCCACTCACAACAAAGAGCATCGTAATGTAAACAATAATTATAAATCTAAATATTCTGAACCATTTCATACAATTCCACCTCCACCCTAGGATTTTTCTTATCCTTGAAAATTTTAATATACATAATTTCTCGTATCTGCCGATCGTTTGCATAAATACGTTGAGTCTCTAGCAAATCAAACAATAGCTTTTGACCCGCATCAATGTCTCGATCAAATTCATAATACCAAGTGATACCCATCTTAACCGGTCCTGTAATAGTGTCAAATCCGGGAAATTGCTCCTTTATTGACCAACCCGCCTCTTCCTCCCAATCTTTAGCCTTCTTGCGCTTATACAGAGGAAATTCAGCATCTCTGTTAATTCCATAGGTCCTATTAATACCCGGCGGCAATGGAAGTGTAATGTTCATGAATACTTGAATGCAATTGCTAAAAATAGAGCTCCTATAAATAAGAACCAATACTGCCAAGTATAAAATTGAAATCCAACGACACTTAACATTATTCCAAATAATGCTCCGGCTATATAAACCATCCTGTGATTCATACCCTGAGCGCGAGGGTCATAATATTAATATAAGCCAAAGCTCAAAATTGTTAGTATTCACATCAACGTCGATATATATCTTTTCTTTTTTATCACTTAACCAGAAGCCATAAAAGTGTTCTAATTCTCCTCGATCATTAAAATCGACCGAAAGAATATTCCAATATAACTCCAATTCCTTATCCCACATTCGAATTTTCATATTTTACTTCAGAAATAATAAACCCTTTTCCTTCACATTTATAACATTGACCGGCAAAACTTCCATTCTCCTTTGATCCACGGCATACAGGACATATGTTTTTTTTACAAAGAATATATCCGGGCTTAATGTTTTTCATATTAGAACAATGTAACTTGCGGATCTCTATAACGCGCTATATAATTTTTGTTCTTATCAAGAAAAGACCACAATTTAGGAATTTTATGTATATAACTATACTCCTCAACGTGGATGGCTTCCTCACCCTGTTTCAATGGATGCTTCGAGATCCTGATGGGAATCTTTATTTTTCCGGCGAAGAAATCTCTACATCTTTGCATATTGAGTCCATAGTGACCCGCTACATCATCAGGATTGTATACGAGACCACCAAACCATCTCCAATAGGCGAAATTTGCGCTTACAACGTCGTTTGTAATCAAATGCTTAACTTCCTGCTTTGTAAATTCATGTCGATTCTTTTCCTCACACCATTGCAATATATTCCAAAGAGTCTCAGCCATACCGTCAAAAAGTGTTATTTGCCTTTCATTTATTGATCTCCCGCAAGTCGGGCAAGATTGCTTGTTTATTGTGCTCATATATTTTGTTGTTCAATGAATAATGTTGGTTGATTCGGATCCGCTTGTATTCTCCGGCAATTTCTACAAAGTCCACCCTTTACTCTGGACCTTTTGAATGATTGAAATATCTTTCCACATTTATCGCAATCATTATTGAAATATAGCCGGCGCTCTTTATATTCTCTTCTCATAAGTTATCTAAATCAGGTATTAAAAAGTAACCATTTCTCCATTCATTTCGCTTGAGATCGTCAACATATAGGACCAAATACAGATCTTTGACCTTTCTACAATTGCCATAAAATTGACATACCATGTATGCATGACGCCCATTATATGTTCGATCAATAATACAGACTTCCCCCCTTAGTATTAAATGGTTCCTGTCGGTCTTTTTGTCCGGGAATAAAAGAAAGTCGCCCCAACTGTCGGCCTCATTATCTTCTGAAAAGAATATATTCGGATTTTTTTTGATCCACTTCTCAAGTCTATTACAATAATCTGCTGTTATTAATTTTCTGTCTTTTATGCTTCTCATATTCTCTTCAATAAAAATCTAATGGCTGTTACAAGACTTACCTTATTCTGACACATCGGATGTATCATTCCCTCCTCTGAAAACGTTCCCTTGAAATATTGACGTCCTGAATACCATCCAAAGTCAACAAACCCGCCCTTTGGTTTTTTAATATCAAATTCGTATTCGCTGTAAATATTCATACTTATACACAAATGTTTATAACTCGTGGAGAACTTTGCTCAAGGTAGTCATTAGCTCCTCGAGCAAAGTCCCCTCCACACTAAAAAGGTTCATCTCCCGCTTCAACCGTATCACTTTCCGGTTCTTTTTTAGAATCGAGAAAATCCCCATTACTACCTGCCGCCTCATCGCCCTTTATAGCTTTCGCTGAGATGAGTGACTCAATAGTATCTTCCACTATTTCCACATGATTTTTCAAGAATTTGAACTCTTCCGGATCCATTACGAGGACCGGAGAGCCGTCTTCAGTTTTTTCGATTTCAAAGTCAATGACCCAGCTCTTGCCGTATGCATTCGCTACTTTCTTGGTTGTAAATTTAACCGTTAACGCAAACATAGGAATTGCAACTGGCTTCATTTTCGTATACTTTGATGCTTCCTTTCCAAACTCCCACATAGGTGAAAGCTTCAATCCTGTCATGTACATAATAAACGGTTTCATTTCTGTACCGCTAATAATCACGCCTCCCATGACCTGATTGAATATCGATTTCTTTTCCATTCCTTCAGCTCGGAATCCTTTTGAGATTGTTAAGATATGACATCTGACGCTCTCAAACTGTTCTCCTGTCTGTTTATAAAAGAATGCTCCATCCTTTGGCTCATCACCATTTGAAAGCTCGTTCTTTGTGCTTTTTCCGACTGAGTGAACTTTTAGAAGAGGTAATTCTCCGGAGAGATTCTCCGATCCCAATTGAGCGCTTTCTGAGTACATCTCAGATAATTCCCTATTGTCTCGAAGTTGTTCAAGTTGGCTAAGAGCCAATTGATTTCCCTTCTCTTCTGCTTTCTCAGTCTTTTGCTTTTCGATTCGATTCTTTTCGTTGACCTCATGTAGCATTTTTACTGCTGATGATTCTTCTTTGTTTTCTTCCTTTGACATATATTATTCACCTCCCTTCATTTTTAACCTTCATTTTTAATTTTTTATACTCTTCACTACTTTCAAAAATACGTTCCCATCGAAATATTGTTTTATCCGGATCAAGCATAAAATCCTTAATTAATATATGTGTTCCTCCGTTGAAGTCAATGCAAATTGTTCCAATCTCTGAAGCAATTATCTTGTCTACTATCATATTTTTATTTCAACCTATCCTCAACTAATAACGGCGTACTGCAATCCTCTTGATACCCATATACTGCACATTGATACTTGTTATGCCTATCAAGGCGCTCATCCTGTGATTTCAAAACAAAGACAGCCAATACAAGGAAAATAATGACACATAGTACAAATATTTTTCCGATGTTATTATGAATAAAATCTTCCATATTACTTTTTTACTTTAACTGTTATTGCACCGCCTCCACTGCATCGAGCACAAGTTGACTGAGTACCATAATCATAATAATCTGATACGCCTTCCCCACTACAAAGAGGACAAACAATTATTGCTCCATTTTTGATAACCTTTATTACAACTGGTGAAGCTTCAACCTTGATATCGTTTTTTTGTATTACATCTGTAAATAATCCCATATTACTTTTTTGAATTGAAACTTTCAGATATTCTCTCAATCAATCCTCTTACAATTGAACCAATTGATTCCCCGGATTTGTATGATATTTTTCGAAGCTTCGAATGCTGATCTTCGGAGACCAATATGTGAAGTTGTTTGCTTACTTTTTTTGTTTCCATATGTATAACTGTACATGAGTATACAGATGTTGTCAAGGGGTATTTTTTCGCAATAGGAGGCTCATTATTTCAGGAGGCGCGTTTAGAACTCCATCTTGAAACCATCCAAGATCTGTTGCTTCAACTATGGCTCTATTTCTGAAATCTTCATCTATTAATGGAAAGGTATCAGGATTCAAAATCGTTCTTATTCCATGTATTGCAAGCGCAACACTCGCCGCATTGAGTAATTGTTTTATTTCTGGTCTTCCATCTGTTTCCATATTTTTTGACGATAATTGAAAATGGTTTTTTGAATTTTCGGATTTCCGGCGTTTATTCGAGAAAGACCTATTGATTTCTCATAAATACCTTGATCTCGTATTTGCTCCGGTTCCATCTCTGTAATATCTATTCCGCCGTACATCGTTCCACATACCGCCATATTATCATGCACAACGTGGCAATTTGGGCATAGTATAACAAGATTTGCAATGCTTGTCTCTCCTCCCATACCGTAGGGCAAGATATGATGAGCCTGACAGTAACCAAGTACTTCCTGCCAAAGATCCGCACCGCATTCTCCACACATGAACTCCTGTCTTACTAGACCAATCTCTTTTTCTTCAGGTGTATAGAATCTTTTTTCCATCGGCGGCGATTATATATATTGAAAACACATTCTGCTCTTAATAGTAACAAAAAAAAAGAATACAGTTAATAGTAAGGAAGTAATATGCGGGTAAGACGCAAGAGGGACCGTACCCCCGTCAAAAGAGTATGTATTTTCGACGATTTTTTCCGTTTTCTCTCGGATCGCCTAAATCAACCTATCAGCTCCGGCGTTTTTCATCCGGAGGGGAAGGGACTTGTTTGATGTGAGTACCCCCTTCCATTTCGTACATGCGGTCTAAGACGATCTCGATTGCTGTCGAGATAGCATCAGGACTTTATGCTCAGGCGCTTTTCTGTGATGCGACACCGCCTAATTTAACCCCCCTGTCGCGAGAACCATGCTCATCTAATATTGCGATTATCTGTTGAAAGGTTTCTGCGATCTCGTGTTGTGCTTTGAGATCATCTTTGAAGAAGTTACTGAGAATAAAATTACGAACCGAGCGAAGAAGCTCTTTACATTTCTTTATATTGAGAGTGTTAGTTTGTTCCATAAAAAAACCTATTTGTACTTTGGAGAGTCGCCGGAAAAGCAACTTTGGAAAGTTTGTCTCTCCAAAGAACAAATAGGTCTGTTCCCATTGCTTTTCACCTAAGCGTTTATAGTCCTCTTTCCGTAGGACTGCCGGTTTCACCGTATATATGAATATACACGATGACTGTACTTATTGTCAAACGATTATCAATTGCCGCCTATTTTCTCACCGACTCTATAGAATCCTGATGATGCAAGCGCAACTATAATTCCTGTTTCAACATTAAGACCAAACATACTAAGAGATCCAAGAATGACTCCTGTTAAGACTGCCATTCCAAAAAAAGCAAATCCCCAATATCCCATTGTTTGTGCATCTTTCAAAAGTCTAAATCCATTTACTAATCCGACTATTACTGCCATTGCTTCAAGGTTTTCCATATTTTTTACCTTTCTTTTTACTGAACCAAATATTAATTTTTGTGAAAACGATTTTCCATCCGTTATTTATTAAGTTATCGAACCTTTTTCTCCAATCCCTTATGAGTCGTTCATAGCTCAGGATCAACCTTTTTTCTTGCTCCCGATGTTCTCGCAATTCTTTTCTCAGAGTGCTAATGCGTTTCTTCAATTTTTTTTCTTTTTGAGTTTTATCAACAAGGTCCTGTTGGATTTTTTTATACGCCGTTCTCATAAAGTATATTTCGTAATTTTGTTCTCTTTTTTTGCCATGAATTTTTACCAATCCACCACCACGGTTTTCGAATTTCAGCGATCAATTCATTTAATATTTTTTCACAATCAACCGGAGCCGGAATTTCTTGGCTTGGTGAGACTGATGGAGACGGTGAGATGCTAGGACTCAAAGAAGCCGATGGTGAGAGAGATGCTGATCGCGATGCCGATGGGCTTGGAGACGATGATCTGCTCTTTGAGCTTGATGGACTTATGCTAGGACTCTCAGAGGATTGTTCTTGTCTAGGAAGTCCATACTTTTTGAATTGTATTGCATCTCCAAAAAACCAACACCCATCTGTTTTCCCGACAATACCCGGAACTATTTGTGAGCTGGTCCATTGTTGCATTGCCATCATTCCCCATTGACCTGTATTTACTTCACTAATAGGAACATATGCAGCAAGCCATAGAGCAAAGCTTCCATCAATGACCGGTTGCCAATCAAATTTCTTTACTTGTGATTGATTCAAATATATGAAGCATTTGATTCCTGTTCTATAACGGACCCGATTGAGAAAGTCATTACACCATTGAACAACTGGAAAGGGATTTGAATTTGGTTCATAATCTAAGCAAAGAACCTCACCTTCCTTGAGCGGAAATACAGTATTAACAAACCAATCAGCCTCATTTAGAGCGCTATTATTAAGATCCGGACGGGCAAAATGGTAATATCCGACAAGTAATCCAACACGACGAGCTTCTGCTCTATTTCTTGAAAATTTTGGATCAATGTAACCGTTTCCTTCTGTAGCTTTTATAATAACGAAGTTTGAGTTATTTTTATAAATATCGAAATCAATGTTTCCTTGCCAGCTTGATATGTCATTTCCTACAATCATATACAGATATTATAATCCTATTTTATATAATAAGTCAAATGTTTTTATTGATCTTTGTACTTCCGTTTGTTTTCTTTATTGTATCTGTGTTTTCACCAACAGCATCGGTGAGGTCCTCAGTAGCAGGAGTATTTTTTCTTACTTCAATCACACTCCTATCAACAGCATCGGTAAGTTTTTGAAGCGCTCGTGCAAGAACAATTCGTTCCTTTCCCGAATCAATCATTACCTTCGTAACAGTATCATCCCTTTTTACGAGATACCAAATGAATGCGATGGTAATAAAAACCGTTGAGCCTAATTGTACAGAGGGTAATATGAATTGTTCCATATTAATATTTTATAAAAATGAAAGCAAGAATTGCTCCAACTACGGCAAGAATGATATATTCAATGATTTTGTTTGCAATATTAATTGTTGGCTTCTGTTCTGCGTCAATGATCCGGAGTTCTGCTATCTTGGCATATATTCTCGCTACTTGAGTATTTATTGAGGTTCCTAGATCAAGTATGGACGTATTCATTCCCATCAGAGTATCGTTTATGTGAATGAGATGATTTGTTTTGATTTCAGTAATCCCTTGAGTAATATTGTCAAGTTTTACGTCCAAAACGGCTTGATGCTTCTCGAGTTCTGCAATTTTTGTGCTTTGCTGTGTTTGGTCGTCTACCATATACATCAATCGTACCAACTGAAACCATGTAAACACAACCGCTAATCTGCCATATAGTAGTCACCGCGCGATCCATACATCCCCACGCCATGCGAGTCACGAAATAACGTCTTGAATGCTGTATAAAAAAAGGACGCTATAATAAGCGATATCAATATACCTGCAAATATATTCCCAACTATTTTTTCGAACTTCTTCATGTTTATTCATATTCGCTTTTCCGGTTATTTTTTCCTGCTCTTTATTTCAGCAAGTGTTTTTTGTGCAATTTCAGTTTGAAGTGTTTGAATTTTCTTGATACGATCAGCTTTCTCCTGCGGATTCATATTTTCTGACTGTTTTATTAGATCAACTGCTTTGTTGAGTGTTGAGAAGGTATCAACAGCTCCTGTGTATGTAATAGCGTCAATAGCGTTTGGATGGTTCTTGGCATACGCCTTCGCTTTCTCAACATCTCCATCTTTGACCATTTTCTTGATATAGGTCCATTCAGCGTTTGTTTGTGCGTATTCGTTATATACACGGTTAACTGATTCTGATCCTGAGCCTATCGGATCCCGAACCATGAACGCCTTTATTACTGGCATCTCTTCAAGTGTCTTTGCTGGCTTTGGTGGAGTGACTACAATTCCGGTCCCTACAAGTATTGCATCCATTCCGCTCATTGCGTATTTTCCAAGCCCTGCGCCATAACCATTGACTAGATTGTCAATCTTTGCCGGAGAGTAATTTACTACTTCTCCAAGTATTTTTGACGTCTCAGTTGTATATGGACCGTATTGCTGAGCCGATGGATAAGATTCTTTTCCACGACTTACAATCGGACGATCCAAGAATATTGAGTAGTTTGATAAATTTTCTACTATCGGAATAATTGCTGTTGGCATCCAGCCCGGAGTAAAGCCATCCGCGATATTATTTGCAAGTTCATTCATTATGGTTGGATCCTTTGTATCTATAGCCTCCATCACGCGTTCCGGTACTGATGCAAAGAGTGACCCGAGCTCGAATGGCTTTGGGATTCTCCAAATATGATCAGGAGTCATTATTATCCAAAACATATTCTTTTGCCATTGTGGTATTTCCTTCCATCTCTTATCTTTGCGATTTGCAAGATAGAGGAGGATTGATGGGAGTGTTAAGAGAAATAACGCTTTCCATAATGTTTGAAACGGTCGATTCTTGAAACTTCTAACCATTGTGTCGGTTCCATTGAGATTTGCTCCAAAAAATGCAATGATTCCATTAGCTCCACGCGTCCACGAACCAAGTCGATTAAAGTCAAGAGTCACGTTTCGAGAAGCAAATGCTGATTCAATAGGATCTTTTCCACGAGCAAGCGCATTCCTCATCTCTCCAAGTCTTGTTCCGGCTTCTCCTAGTTCTGAGAGCATTTGAAGAACTTTGAGGGGATTTTTTATATTTGTGATAATCCTTTCACCATTAGTCGCAAATAGTTCCTTCATATCCTTTTGAAGTCCCTTGCGGTCCATAGAAACAAGCATCGCCTGTTCTCCTCCTCCTGCCTTCCATAAATTATATGTATCTCTTCCAAATTTCTGAGGTTGTATCAATTCCCATACTCCACGAATCAAGTCAACTCCGGGAACAAATCCATGTTCTGAGTAAACGCCGGCTGTGAATTGATCTCGCAATGGATTTCTTACTGAGAAATCAGGGGATAAAGTTGCTCCGGCTCTTAGAGCTTTTGCCGGAAATCCAAGAATCTTCATAATCATCGAGACATCCTCAACGTTCATTCCTTGAATTGACTTGAATAGATCCGGATCAACTTCAAAGACTTTTTGTTTATCGCCCATATTGACATTGAGCATATTTGGTCCGGTTGCATAGGTTGGTCTGAAAAGAGTGACCATCATTTCACCAAGCTCTTCAGGAAAGTCTATATCCTCAAGCTCAGTTCCTTTTGTTACCTTATCCATTACCTCCTGAACGTTTACCGTGACAGGCTTCATAGGCTTGACCACTTCTTCAAACAACCGTCCGAGTTCGTGATTTGCACCTGAGACGTTTGCCATTGCGACTCCTATGTTATTTCGTTCAGCGGCGTTTATGATTGCGTAGGTGTCTTTTATATCACTTTCAAGAGGATCGATAATCTCACGCTCTGATCCTTTTATTTTCTTAATAGGATTGTTCAAATTTCCACCGATTTTTGATTTGCCAAGGAATTTCGCTCCACTCTCTTCCATTACGCGATAGAACGGTACATGGTATTTATTGAACTTTTTGATTTTCTTCAATCCCTCTTCTCCAATGAGTCCATTATCTTTTGCATAATCAAGCAATGCATCTTTGTATTGCCTTCTCTCTTCGGCAACGCGTTCAAAATTTGGATATTTGTTTTCAAGCTCTGTAATTGCGGTCTTCGCGTCCTTGAGATCGATTCCTGATACTATTTCACGAGGAGCAAGGTCGTTGACTATGCGTTGAGATACTATGTATACTCTGAAATCATCGAGATGGTCCATGACCGGATCCATGATCTCGGTGTACCCTTTACCGGTGAAATTCATTCTAGTCTTACCATCTTTGTCTACCTTCCAGAACTCTTTTCCAAATGTTCCACCGTTTAGAAATAAATCAGCTTTTCCCATCCATCCTTTGAGATTGCGAGCGAGAACATATGGATCTTGAGGTGAAGGTAACTTCTGACCTGTTTGTTTTTTATATAGACTCGAAAATTCATTGAGAGGGTGAAGGTCGTCGAGTGTTAGTGTATAAAGCTCATGTAATTTATTTACAACACGATCCTTGAGAGGTCCGGGCTTTTCTCCTCCAATTGACAGATGAGAAAGTATCTTTGCAACTGCTGGCTGTTGGTTCCAGCGTTTGAAATCTTCTGTTGCTGTATTTATCACATTATCAACTTCCGGAATCTCTTTTATCTTCTCATTGAACACTTTGTCAAATTCCGGTCCCCATTGATTGATCTTCTCGGTCTGACCGGTCATCCTGAAGCGCATGTATTCAGCGAAAGCTTCCTTCTTTTGTTTCTCAGGCTGTCCTGAATAGGATACTCCATATTCGCTCATTAGAAGTTCGCGTTCTGTTATTGAAATATCTTTGGAGAAACCGATTGTATCATCCAAGTAATGAGCCACTTCATGGAATATTGTATTGAGACCTCCTGATTTGATGCGAACGACTTTATTCTTTGGACTATATATACCAATTGCTCCGGCATGGCGAAATTTTCCCCTTCTTATCGGAACGTTGAGCTTTTTGGATAGTTCTTTTGCGATTTCTGATTGTTTGATTATTTTATCAGTCTCTTTTTGTGCCACTTCTGAGAAAGGATTCTGAAGATTCTTTGGATTGAATCCCAATACACCCTTATCATCTGAGATCCGCATCTGTTGTGTTCTGCCTTTGAGAGCATCAACGTCAATCTTTACCTCATCGCCTTCTTTTATATTATTTGTTGAGATCTGCAATGCTTCCGGATTGAGAGTAAAATGAACATTCTCTCCATCAAATACGAGGTTTTTATCTTTATCAACTTTGAGGACCGGATTGTTTCTCAATTCAGAACTATTATCAACCAATATCTTGAACTCTGCCTTGCCGATACTTGGTCTTATATATACCATTTCCGAGCTGTCTCTCTTTGTTTTCCATACTGTAGCCGGAAGATCGAGCTTTCTGATCTCTTTTGAAACCTTATCCGGAGTATCAGCCTCACTTGGACCAATGGATAATTGTTGTGGCACTCCCCCGCCGGTATTATCGGGAAGAGGGGGGTTAACTTCTTGAGAATTAATCTCAACGGGGGGGTGTTTCTTTAGAAAGTTTGGTGGATTGTTGTATCGCTCTATAAGAGCCAATACAAATTCATTATGATATACATGATTATGGGCGAGAGATAAAGCGGTATTGAGCATTTCCTGATCCGGATTTGGATCAGTAAGCGCGTCCATACCATTATCAACGAGTTCTTTATACTTGGCTGTGGTTGTTTTCAGATCAGCTTCCTTGAGCGTTGCTAGATTCTCAAGAACTTTATCGGTTAACTTTCCCTTTGGAGTAAAAAATGCCAGTTGCGATTCTGTTTGTTCAGGATCAAACATTGAGACATCGTTTTGAGCTTCGATCTTTATTTCTGAAGGTAAGAGAGGAATTTCTCCTTCTTTATAGAACCACGGATGAGCCGCTCCATAACCTGAAGAGCTTACTCTGAGGGCTTCTCGGACCGTTTCAGTCGACTGTCCGGATATCTCTCTTTCAGTCCCGCTTGGAGATTCTTGCGCAATTTGCTCGCCAGTTTGTTCTCGATCGGATCTGAGGGCTTCATATTGTAATTTTGTGATTTGTTGTTTTTCATATGCGTTTTCTGTCGCGTTGGCTATCGCCTCCGCTAATATACTCCTATCATACAGATGTTCTTTTATTTTGTCAAATGATACTTCTGAATGTGATTGATCTGAAGTATTCTCAACAAATGTAAAAGTTACCTTCGAATTAGTCTTATATTTATTATACGCTTTGATTATATTTTTTTGTGCATTGATGTGAGACTTTAGGAAATATCCTTCTGAGACGACTCGTCCCTCTTCTCCAACACGTTTCAAAGCTCCATCGGTCCACGCTTCAGCCGGATTGCGAAATGTAAAAGCAACGTCAACCTTATATCCTTTGTTAAGCGCTTTTTGAATATCTTTTATAGCTGAATTATTTGAGAATGTAGTATCAAGAACAATTGAATATTCATCTTTTAATGGCTCGCCTTTTTGAATTGCGGTTGTTTTTCCGGATCCTGACCCGCCGGATGTGAGCAATACTATATTGTTCTTTATTCCTTGCTGAGTATCGAGAAGGTCATTATATACAATCTCCTTTGCCGTTCCTGTTGCTCGTGCAAGCTCTCCGGCATTGTGACCCTGATATCCTTCAAATAGAGTGAGAGCAAGATCAGGACTGACTTCATTTTCAAAAGCCTGCTCATACTCGCTGATAAACTTCTCCGGATCGTTTGTTATTTTTGTGAATGCTTTCTCTTCTAGGGGATTCTTGAATACTGTTGGAGTATTGATCTTCATGGTTGGCTCTTTGATTCCCTTGGCTTCATTATATGCTTTGGTAAGCTCTTCTTTTGAATATCCTATTTGACCACTTGTTTTAATGTCCGGCGCTTCTCCCTTGATCTTTGCTTTGATTTCCGGAGTGATCTTTATTCCTTGTTGAGTTGTGGTTTTCTCTAAAATATCGAATGTTTCTATCGAGCTAGGATTATCTTTTGCCCATTTGACCATATCCTTATTTGATAATTGCCCTTGACCCTCGAACTTACTAATTGCAATTGCCTTGAACTTCCCATCTCCAAGCACATCCGTAATAATCCAAGACTCAGTGCTTTTTGCTATTTCTTCTCCAACTTTTAGATCTTCTATTTCTAGTCTTACTTTTCCTCCGGGCTTTTGTATAAAAAGATCGGTCTGACCTTTTTCAATAGGAAGTCCCAAATCAATCACTTCAACCTTCTCACCTGTCAATTTCTCAACAATATTTTTAACCTGCTTATCATAGAGATTGACAGCCCACTCTCCGCCAAACTTGAGTCCTTCTCCGGAAAGTTTTCCGGTCTCATCAGCCATAATCTTGTCTGCGAGACCTTTGCCAAGGACCTCATCAAGTTTTTTACCGACTGCGTTCATCTGTGCGGGTGCGGATAACACCTTTCCATCTTTGTCGACTTCAACCAGTAGATTATAATTTTGATTATTTGGAATAATTTTAATTTGCTTTATTTCTTTAGGCTCATGTGATGCTCTGTTTTCTAATTTCCAACTGACATCTTTAACGTGTGTCGCCAAATTATACCTCGCGCTCGTTTGTTCTCCATTAATCCATACAAAGTATTCAGAGCCATTTGTAATTGCCTCAATGAGTGCTCGCTTGACTGCTAGTTCTTGCCATTTGTTTCCTTGAATTAGTGAGTTGAATGGTACACCTGCTCTTTTCTTATCCAATACCCTTTGAATTGCTTTTTCCTTTGTGGGATATTCTGATTTTGCTATTTGCAATTCATTATCGGGAACTTTGTATCTCCAAAAAAATTTATCTTCTCCTATGAATTTTATCTCATCCTTTTTATAGCTCGTATTAAATCCCTGTTTTCTCCCCTCTCTCGCCCAATCACTTTGAATCTCCTCCAAGAAAGTCACATTTTGCCCTTTGTACGTTCTCTCATTCAATCGAATATGAGCAATGACATTTGGTTCGTCCCAATGTGAAGATTTGAATCCTTTGATATCTGGATTGTAATCAATCTTGAGAGATGGATCTTTGAGCATTCGGTCATATAGTTTGTCGTGATTTGTTGATTCTTCGATTATTTTTCCAACACTATTTTTTAATTGATATGTGGTTTTAGTTTCCGGAGCCCTCACCAGTATCTCCTTGTAATTCTTTCCCTTCGGGAGAGTGTAATTTGAGTATCTTGTTCTTGGTGTTTGCTCTTTGAGATATCTGTTCAATACTTCGATCACATCTGTATAATTTCTTGCGGTCCTTCCAAGTAATCCGTCTTTTTCTGCGACATAATATCCATCTTGTTCTTTTTTGATTAAAAAGGTCCTATCTCCTAATTTTCCAGTAAGATTATCTTTACTTCCGGTCCATTTTATATCCGCTTCTGTTTTTGCTAACACATCGCCTTTCATCGTCTCCCCCAATCCTTTCATTTCCGGAGCAAATGGCTTTGCTTCTCCTGAGATTGATTGACCTTTGATATTTGCATATTGATTTTTTGAAACGATGTACGTTTTGCCGTCCTGCAAGAGTACCTTATTCCCTTTGAGCTCATATGGCGTGAGCGATTCACCTTCTGGAATCTCAACTTTATTCCCATAGATATCTTTTGCCGGAACATCCTTCTTGAGTTGTATATCCGGATATTTTTCCATGATCTGATCTGCCGTAAGACCATTGGTCCCCCGGATTATCTTTGTTGTGTCCTGTGAGTCTATAAATTCATCAAGCGTGGCGTGTTCTTTTGCCTTCTCTACAAGGGGAGAGCCCTTGGGAGCCGGTGTACCCTTATCGACTGTAAGAAGGTCCTTGTTAGTTACTACAATTTCATCTGCGCCTGCTGTACCATATGCATATCCTTCAGGCTTCACAATTTTCAATCCATCGTATTTATTCCCAACGAGAGTTTGAATATAGTCATCCTTCTCTTGAGCTTTTAATTTGAGTATTTCTTTGAACTCAGTTTCTGATGGAGTATAGAGATTGAGATTTTTTGTTGATTTTATCGTCACAACATTATCTGAGAAATCCTGTGCGTTCTGTGATCTCTCAAATAAATATACTCCGGACCCGAATGATCCTGATTTTGTAGTCATAAGCGGATCCTTTACTGAATCCATTCCTCTATAATAAGTATTTGGAACTATCTCTCCTTTTGGAGCAACCGGAGAGGTTGTCTTTGGCGCCGCTACTTTTGGCGGCTGTGTACCATCTACAAGCTCGATCTGAGTAATACGACTTCCATTTGGAGTATCAAGATTCAAAAGACCGGCTATTTTCGATTTTGTTGCTTTTACCAAATCAATTCTGAGATTTTTTCCAAATCCTTCAGCTTCCAATGCTCTTCTCATTATTTCTCTTCCGGCTGGCGTATTCTCAATATCTGAGCCAACGACTACGCTCTTTGCTTGCTCAGGTGTGAATGTGAACGTTCCTTCTTTGAATTTGGATCTCGTTAGATACTCTCCGGTTTTTGCTCCGGCTTTTCCTGTAATCATAAATCCATGAATACCAAGAAGAATGAGCATTGAATCCTTGACCATTTCTTTTGCTTGTTCGTCTGATGCTCCAACAGATCGCGCATCAAGATATGTTTGAGATGAGAGAATCGTCATTGACTTTGAGAGTTGTTTTGTATATGTAACACCCTTTTCAAATACTTTCATTTTTTGAAGGTTTGCAAGAGGCTTTATATATTCAAGAAGCGTCCCTGATACGGTATCAACAATCAAATTTCGAGCTCTTGCTTCTGCTGGTGTACTTGATGGGAGAGAGGTTTGACCGAGAGTTGCAAATGTAGCCGGAAGAGCAATCTTTCCAAATTTGAGTCCTGCCAATATTTCTCCTCCAAGAATAAACGATCCAATCATTCCAATAATGTTTCCGACTGTATTTCCTGCTATTTGCTGATCTGTTCCATTCTCGGCAATGGAAGCAAGTTCCTTGTCAAGAAAAGATTCAACTCTTGGATTCCAATTAGCATATGTTCGAAGAGCTCCTTGCATAATACCCTGTATTCCTGCCTCTTCAAATTTATAAATATCACTATCTTCAATTTTTTTATATAGCTCAGGATTCGCTTCTTTTGTATATCTGAGTACCGATCCTTTTATTCCGGGAGTCATTGTTTCGATAGGGCTGTTATATAAATCAGATGCAAACTTTTTTATTCCTTCTCCTATGGGTCCGGTATCATTCAGAATATAATCCGCCGGTTTATTAATCAATCTATCCATTAAATTCAAATTAGCGATCTTCTCATTCATCTTTTTTGTTCGGTCTGTTGATATTTTCTGCGCTTTTGGAGTGATCTGAGCTGATGATCCGGACTCTTTTGGTTCAAATCCGGGGAGTTTTTCTCCTATTTTTATTGACTTGATTGATTTGACCTGCTTTGGATTCATCATTATTGTCGGACTATCTTTAGGAGGTGATAATATCTCAAATCCTTTTCCGTTCTTTGGTGTAAAAAATCCCTTGAGCTGTCTCTCGGCTTGTTGTGTAAATTCGCCAAGTCCTGAAAGAACACTTGATCCAAAACTTGCCGCATTCTGACCTGTTTGTTGTAGAAATGTTGGTTTCGGAACCGACATTGAGGCTGAAGAGGTGCGTATCGGAGTCGTTGTTTTTATCGGAGCTGAATATATTTGCTTTCTTCGTTGTTCAAAAGATGAATCTACAAATCCCCCTCCACTAGAAAAGCCGCCGGATGATGGTTGTGTCGTTGGCGTTCCTTTCAGAAGCTTTGCCCTTCTTTGTTCGAAGGTTGTATCTGTGTATGGCATAAGTATATTGTACTATTATCCGCCGGCTAATTTCATCATTACCTGATCTGTTGCCGATAGCTTGTTTGGATCCTTTATACCATATCCTGAAAGCTTGCTGACGTCTCCCTTGTCCGGACCATACTTGCTATTTGCATTATAGAGTTGATAAATAGTATTCGGATCTAAATATCCAGTATAGAGCGAGAGTATTTGAGACAATGTGAGTCCATTTTGAGCATCACTTCGAAGAGCGTTTGCATAATACTCTTCCTTATCTGCTGTTGTTGCCTTGGTTGCGGCGGCTGGTTTCGATTTTGAAAGGACCTGCTTGTTGATTATCTCACCTGTTTGACTATCAACAACGACTGAATATATACTTGTGCCATCGTCAACCGTTGTGACTGATGTTTGACGATCCTTTTGCTTCTGAGATCCAATAGCAGATTGAATCATGGAGCTTGAGATACCGGTTGCTCGAGTAATGGATGCGATATCAGCTCCCGATGCTCCTGAAAGAGCTCCTGACTGTAATAGGACGTTAAACTGATCGAGAGACTGTTTTGATGCTTGTGAGTTTATATCAAATTGTTTTGTTGCAATATCAAGCTGAGTTGCGATGTCTTGTTTATCCATTGCAAGTTTATCGAGATCGTTTTTGATATTGGCATTATAGTCTGTTGTGAGCTTCTGAATCCTTCCAGTTCTTGTTGATTCAGATAAGAATGGATTGTCGTTTATTTCCGACTGTACTTCTGCAAATCTCTTTGCCTTGTCATTCAGTCCTGTTTCAAGCGTTGTAATTCCTTTTTCATCATAGAGTCCTTGATACAAAGATTGAAGATCAATAGATGCGGGTGGTGATATACCTACTCCTTTTCCATCTGCTCCATATCCTCCGGGGATTCCCGAATAATCAACAGCTCCTTGAATTGGTGCTTGAGCTTGTGCTGGGGCTGGGGCTACATTTTGCTTTGCTTGTAAGTCTCTTTGCTGTTGAAGGTATTGTTCAAGTTGTTGAGAAGATACGCCTTGAGCCTGTGCTGATTGTGCGTTTACTTCTTTTGATACTAACTGACCGGCGCCTTGCTGATTACTTGATGGATGAATAGCTCCGGGATCTGAAAGTGTTCCAGCCCAATATTGACGTCCTGAATACCATCCACCCTCCTGAAATCCTCCGGATGGTGGTTTGATACCTAGTGATTGTGGATTGTATGTGTTTCCCATAGTATTAAAAATTTCCTATATTTGTATTTTTTCTCGCTGAGCTTGTTGATGAATAATAATCCGGAACGTCAAATTGAGGAGTCGTTTTCACCAATCTCGATCGTTCTTGAGTAATCTTGGTCCATGTTGTTATAACGATTCCTTTTGCTTGTGTTGATATAAGCTCAGCTCCAATGACGTTTCCGCCTCTTTTCGATTGTGTGACTTCTGCTTTATTTTTTAGAATCTCTCCGGCTTCAAGAACTATTGCCTCATTGATTTCCGGCATCGAATACGAGAAGATTGTAATATCACCATCGAGAGTTAGTTTATCAACAAATTTATATCCAAATATTGCGAGATTTTTATCTCCGTTTATTGTTGGAGTAGGATCAATAAAATATTTCTTACCATAATTTGACCATTTTCTTGTTAGTCCTGAAGGATCATTGTTTTCTTTTTCGTATTGATAGTCTTTGAATATGAGAGGATTACCATAATCGACTCCATCAATTGTGAGCTTCCAAATTGAATCAGGACGCCAATTCTGAGGATAATTATAATATTCGTGATCGTTGAGAGTAGATGTCTTCTGAGCATCACGCGTCTCACTCCATTTGAACATTGCTCCAATCTTCCGGTATGCACGATTAAGAGCGAGGTCTATTATTGTCGGTGTTATGAGCGAGCTCTCATCGCCAACGGTAAGATCTGACTGAACAGCGATTCTGAGTTCTGATAATTGATCCATAGTCAAATCATAAAGAAAGAAACTATGTTAAGGCAATAGCGCTTATTGATTATGAGAGTTTCAGATCGTTTTTGAATATAAAAAATATAAAATCAAAATGCCATACTGAGGTAGACATGCCATTGATTGCTCCGTATACTGAAATTCCTGTTTCGGTCAATTTGACATTTGCTCCATATTGTACCGAAGCTCCTGATCCAACAAAAGGACAGTATTCGTATACGCCAGTTGGAGCCCCAATATATACTGAAACATAACATTCAATAAAAGGATAATATCCAAGATTGTGAGAATATGAACCAACACAAGAAATATCACCCGTGCTTGCATCTATCTCAAGAGCAAGGGATTGTTTATCAAAATATTTTAGTGTTCCATATTCTGAACTAAACTTTAATTTTTCAATATCTGAGTTTGTAAGAACATTTACTTCGGGCTTTCCGATCTTCATTACTGCTGAAATTGGATCGGGAGCGGGAGAAGGAGATGGGGACGAGCTTGCTGATGCTGATGGACTTGGAGAGGCTGAACTTGAAGGGCTTGCTGATGCTGATGGAGACTTTGATGGACTGGCTGAACTTGAAGGCGATAATGATGCGGATCCAACCTCATATGTAATTGTTAAAAGAGGAGTATAGCTTGGATAAGAAGAATAATAACCAAAATTGATATATTCATCATTGGCTGTTGCGTCATTATAGAAATATATTCCCAATGCGTTTCCACTAGACCAACCACCTCGATCAATAATTTCTTGTATTACAGATGATATGTCTGGACTATCATAGGGCTGATGTTGACTGGTTGGATTTATGTTGGCGGTCCAATCAACAACGGCGGTTGTGTGAGTCCTTGTTCTTGCCGTGTCGGGAGTTCCTGTATTAAATTCTGCTGTATTATCTTCATCTACCCCAACAATTTTATAATCAATATCGCTATTCCATCCCCAACTACTACTTGCATAAAAAGTTATTTTTGCAGAAGTGATAACTGCACCACTTGGAATAGTTACTCCAGTAAACCTGAAACTTCCATTTATTATCCCTCCGTAATACTCCCCCGGAAATGGTTCTTCCTCGGCATACTTAGCAAGGGATGAAACATTTTCAGTCGCGACCCAATTCGGAGTACGGATTGAAATATAATTATCTCGAACCATCCTCAATCCAGAATCAATTTGTTTTGTAAATGTTGCCATATATTTATATAACCTTTTCCAATACGAAATACCTCACATACACCGTTATTGATGTACCGTTAGTATTATCAAAATTGAAAATAATGTTTGTATCGTTCGCCTCAGCATAATTAAAAATCACCCCTGTATCAGTCCATCCAAGTTTTGGACCATATAAATCAACATTACCGGAATTTGCAAGGAATACTTGAGCTTTTGTTGATTGCTTCGCGAATGCATGTATAAGAGGAATAAATCTTTGATTGTGCGCTTGTGTGAAGCTTTGATCTGTAGTCGATGCCGTTAGTGTAATTTCTTTTGTTGCTTCAACAATTATTTTGAATGTATTGAAATCTGAATGAAACACAAAATCATTTGGATCAGTTGCCGTTTCAGCATTGACCCCAAGCTTTGCAATTGAAAACCCAAGATGTGGTTCAGTATTTGGAAATACTCCAACACCCGAAGTAACATTATCAAGAAAGATATGATAAGAAAAATTTCCTGTTCCGTATATATGAAGATCGGTATCATCAACATCATAAAATGAAGAGTACGCTCCAATATCTCGAGAGTAAAGTCTTCTCCAAACTCCGGTTGAGACTTCACCAAATACTAAACAAAGAGGAACATATCCGAGATTATGAGGGATTGTTTGACCACCTGAAACCGCTATTGTTGCCGTTGCCAGCTCTTTTATAAGAACATAATCAACAGGATCATCCTGATCCACATATAAAGCGAAATGATCCGGATCTGTATCGTTAAATGCATCATATCCCGGCAATGCTATTTTTATTCCTCTGCCCATATATTAAGAGATGGTTCCAATTATTATTGATGGTATGCCATTCTCATCATAGAACAGCATCCTCTTTGTGGCTCCATCTATCAATATATTACCATCTCCAACAGCAACGGCTCCGGTAATGAGCGTTCCCGCTTGAATAGTTCCGGAAAATGTTGCATCTCCAAGAAGTCCATCCATGCTAATCGTTGTATTGCCGTTCTTATCTTTTACAACAATCCCATTTGGAGAAATGAGAATCTCTCCACTTATACCTTCCTGATAATTTCCTATCTTTATTGCTCCTGATGGTGTGAATGAAAATTCCCCGAGAATCTTTCTTGTTTGTGTATTCAATTTACTACTAATAAGCTCAGTTGCGATCTTTTTAGTTGGAACGAGTTGTTGTTTGATTGAAGCCGGAGAGATGGGAGATCTTGAAGCGTTTACATTTGTGCTTTGATCTGTTACTGCATATGAGATAAGCCCATCCTGATTAGGAAGCGGCGATTCTTGAATTACTTCTGGTGTATAAACTTTTTCAGCATCCATATTAGGTGAAAAAATATCGTTGTCGGTAAATCTCCGGAGTAAGATTACCAACCGGAATGAGTTTTAATCGAGGTTCGAATATTTCACCCTTTGCTCCTATCTTGAACGTGGCTTTCTGACCGCCTGCATAAGTATATTGAGTATTAGTTGATCCGGCAAGTGTTGATTGAATAAATTCACCATCCTTGTCTGCTCTATACCAAAACTCAACCTTTGCTCCATCAGGAAGCGGAGCCATGAGAAATTCTGCTGTTTTCCATTCAGTTATTTCAAGTGTTTTCTTAACCGGAGCCCTCAGATCAATTCCTTCATATATTGCCGTTGCTTTGTTATTTGGATCAACTGCCATTACACCAAATGTTGATCCGATCTGATATGAGAATAAAGTTGTGCCGTCAACATTCACTACTGCTCCAATCTCATCAGCGTCAAATTGATACTCAAGATTCAAAACAAAAGGATGATCTTTGCGTCTTCTGCCAAATGTATATACTCCTCCGCGACCTGTATCAGCTCCAAATACTCCCATGAGAGCCATATTGCCAATGGATTGCTTATCGATCCATGAGAGGGCTGTCTGTTCCCAATCGAAAACGTTTATTTGTGATATTTCGTTTACCATTCCGCCGGGATTGACTCGTCCTCCTCCGGGTAGAATTTTAGTTGCAATTGAATTTGAAAAGTCTGCATAGAATATTTCACCTTGATCTCCAACCTGCATTAATGGAATTTCTGAATCAACAGCTCCATTCACGCCTTTTGTTGGATCTGAAGCACGATATGTTCCAATAACAGCTCTTCCATTACGTTCAACAAGAGTTTTTCCTAGATTTCCCGGAATAAGATCGAGCGCTTCGTTAGTATAAGAATCATCATATGCACTCATAGCAAGGAAGGATCGATTTGTAATCATTACCGAGCCACCCACTTGGACCATTGTGTGATAATCAGAATCGGAAAGGTTAGTCTTTGGAAACTCATCACCTTGGACGGTTCCTGCGGCATCAACATCGTTCCATGATGTATCTCCGGGCAATTCTTTTCGATGAAGCTCTGTTCTTGTAGCCCATTCAAGATATATCTTTCCTCCTGATGATGGCTTTTCACATGCTCCGGTTAATTGCGCTTTTTGATCGTATACCTGAATCCAATATGAATCTGAATTTCGTTTATATATTTTGCCAGTCCTGCCGAAACCATACGTTCCACCATCTGTTGCTTTGACGAATGCAATAATCAGGTCCGTAAACACCGTTAACAAGCCCGCAGAGGGACTTGGAGATGGTGAGGTACTAGATGAAGGCGAAACTGATGCTGATGGACTTACTGATGCACTAGGGCTCTTTGATGCACTCGGACTCTTTGATGCCGATGGTGATGCAGGTGATGGACTTGGAGAGCTTGATGGGCTGACTGATGCTGATCCTGATGGACTTGGAGAACTTGATGGTGAAGTTGATCCGGATGGAGAAAGCGATGCACTAGGAGAATCATTAGTTACACCCTCCTCAATAAGAGCCTGACCTGCCGAAACAGTATCTTTTAATTTTCTAATATCGAGATTCGCTCCGAATTTGAATGATCCGGGAATTCCTTTATCTTCATAATCCGCAAGACCGCCTCTCGATGAAACAATTTGATATACGCCCATGTGTTAATAATAAAGAAGGAATCTATGTTAAGGCAATTAGAGATCGTCTTGTGGGTTCTTGTGGGGATATTTTGGAGTGTATTCTGGGGTTGAAATATCTGGATAAACGTCATTGTAATTTACCGAGACTGAATCGTAACTATCTGAATATTTATTATCTGTTGCAAGGTATGTATTTTTGTATTGAGCAATAAATGATATGCGAATCTGATCGATCGAAAGCGTGTGTGTATCACTTGAATTATTCTGCTGATATACCCGGATCGCAATTTGTTCTTCAAAGTCATAGTAATTGCTGTCGTTTGTTAGGATCTGAGCATCAAGGCTCAACTTCACATTTGCACCCTTTGTATTTTCAGAATCAATAGTCTCCCATGAAAGCGTTGTACCATTCCATATCTGCAAATAAACGATTGAACTTGTTGGAGCATAGGATGATTTTACAACTGCCCGAATATTTATATCATCAACCCGATTCTCATTTCTCTTTTTGAATTGATGGATTAAGTAGTTGCCAGCTGTCCCTGCTAATCCAACAAACACATCGTCATTGGAATAAACATCTCCTTCTTCCAGAGTCGTATAGATTCCTGAGAGATTAATCGTATTATTTGGTAGTGATCCATTCGCCTCTCTTGTAAAGTCATTTTCTGAGATTGCCGGACTTGGAGATGGTGATGGGCTATTTGATGGGCTATTTGACGAACTCTCAGAGCTTGATGCACTTGTTGATATAGAACTACTTGGTGATATTGATGGTGAATTTGAACTTGATGGTGATGACGATTGGCTTGGACTCTCAGAATGAGAGGGCGATACTGATCTTGACAAACTCGAGCTAGGTGACTCCGATGCACTTGGTGATATTGAGGCTGAAGGCGACACAGAGGCACTTGGTGATATTGATGGAGAATCGGAACTACTAGGGCTTATTGATGCCGATGGTGATACTGATGGAGAATCGGAACTACTAGGGCTTATTGATGCCGATGGTGATA